GGAGCAGGAGCAGGAGCAGGAGGAGGCGTTTGCGTCAAAATTGGTTTGGATGTCTTAAGATTCTGAAATACATCCCACGGCATAGATATTTTAGGAACTACGAGGCTGCCAATAAAATCAGTTAGCGTCTTCATTTATATTTGGTAAAGACCTGTTTGCGGCGTGTTTGGCGCCTCATTGGCGCTTTTGGAGTGCGATGTCTACCTCCTGCTAGAGCCGGAGGCAGAGGAGGAAGATTAGTTCCTTCGGGAAGTTCTCCTATCGGGGGAGGAGGGCCAATAGTTTGTGCGAGTGTGTATGTATATGGTTTATCAGCGTTGTACACTGCGGTATTTATCATAATTCCTGGAACATCACGCCTCATGTCATCTAAAAATTGTGATACATTTATAAACGAAACACAATTTGCTCCTATACCTCCGATTGTAACGGAACCAACTAGTATAAATTTTCCAGCATCTTCTATTCCAATTGGACCGCCAGAATCACCCTGTTTCAACGGCGGATTGGCACATATTCCTCGTATATATTTTTTATAGTATGGTTGTATTTCATCAGGCAAAAGAGAAAGAATGTTATTAGTGAAGTTAGGATCTTCGTTGATTGTTATAGAATTTTCGACATCCCACCCTTGTCTTGTGGAACTTCCAAAACACTTCAATTTAAATCCATCTGGTAGTGCTTCTGGATTTTCTAGGACATATACATTACTTGTATCCTTCTTGTCGTCTACAAAAAAATAAGCAGCATCTTTGTACTGGACAGCTCCACTCGTAAACCACGTATATGGATTCCCCGATTGTTGGGAAGTTGGCAAATTCTCTTTATTAATGTACGTTACACTTCTCGGGTCAACGCTAGTTGGTTCAAAATTTTTTACACAATGACCTGCTGTCCAGATTACACCCTTATCTTGTGTGTTTGCGAAGTGTAATCCCGAACAGTTATTGGCTGTTACAATTGATAGTTTTTTATAGTCTTCCGAGAGGGGCTGCGTGGAAGGAAGAACTACTGATGGCGGAGCATTAGGTGGAGAATCACTACCTGTCAGTCCAGGGGAAGGAGCATTAGGTGGAGAATCACTACCTGTCAGTCCAGGGGAAGGAGCATTAGGTTCAGACTCACTACCTGTCAGTCCAGGGGAAGGAGCATTAGGTTCAGACTCACCTGTCATTCCGTCAGTATTAGCCTGAGCATCACCTGTAGGTCCAGGGCCATAAGTGAAGACATAGCTTCCCATCGGGTACCCATCTATGGCTCCTCCGAGAGCAGCTGGCTTTTTCAATTCAACTTTATCCATGAACATAATCGGATGATACTTTTTTCCATCATAAAAGATGTAATTTACAGGTTGGCCAGGGAACCTGTTAGAGTACGTGTCAATAACCGAATCTTTCTTTATCAAGTAGAAGTTCATCCGATAGTACTCTGATAGTTTTCCAATTAACTCGTCATTTTCTTTTATGTCATTGAAATCTTCATATGTTTTGAGTTCGGCGAATGCTAGTTCAGAATATACGTCTCTTGCGTTACGCACTTTGCCCTTGTAGCGCAACTTTGTTGTTGGTGGTATCTTATTATACGTATCTGATCGGAATGTCAAAAATGTCTCAATAAGACCTTTTTCATATGATACGTCCAAAATAGCCATCTTTTTCGAGAGCAAGTCGGTCTTGTTCGTTTTTTCAGATACAAGTCCGATCGCCTCCTTGTATTGAAGTTCGCGAGTATCTACGAGAACGCCAGCCTTTTTAAGTTTTGCGATATACTCCTTTAGTTCGGTTTGTTTCATTTCCACCGTTTCATCGGCTCGTTCTAGTTTTTCCATCTTTTCGAGAATCTTCTTTATGGTTTCTGTGTCTAACCCAACACCGACATTTCCATCAATTTCACATGCGTCTTTAAAGAGTTTTATCGGCTGTAGTTCGCCCTTCTTATCCTTTAGTTTAACCGTGCCACCTTCATTTACGAAGCCGAATATTTCCAGAATCTTATCAACTTCGTCAGTTTTATCAAGGCCTTCTAGTGTGGTCTTGGCATTTTTCAAAAGTTCAAATGCTTCATCTGAAAACATGTCTACGCATTTTCCGGGTTTACTGGTTTGTGGTATAACTGGGAACAGTTCATCCATGAGAAGTCCCAATTCCTGTAATTGTTTGGAACTGACATCTATGGAAACACGGATCTCTTTCTTGTACTTTTTGATTACGCCATTTGCCGCTTTCAGCGTCTCTAGTTGCTTGTCCACGAAAGGCATAAGCTTTTCACGTATTGGAGAGTAGAGCTTTCCAAAGTTTGGCCGAGGATAAAATACCATATCGTTATAGGCGTTCGGTATCACCTTCTCTACAAAGTCTTTGAATTTCGTTGATATTCTGTCTACTTGAGGGCTAAACTGACGAAAGATAGATTCCGGTTCACCAGAAACACTTAACGTGTTTGATTTCACCTTTCGCAACAAATCCAGAAATTTAGGAAGATTCTCAACCAATTGATCACCATCTTGAATATCTGCCAACTGATAGTAAAAATCTCCAACAAGTTGAAGACGGGTATCTGACAAGTAGTCTACTAAGATCTTTACTTTTTCCGAATAACCATTCCCTGCTTCACGAGATTTTTCAGATGCCATTGGTTTCTCACCTTCCACAATTTGATTGATATCTTCAACAAAGCCCTGAAAGTCTGACCTGGCAGACGATAAACTCTTCTTCTCTGGGGCAGTCAGCGCAGCACGTGCGGCATCCAGATTTCGTTTGGCACTTGTCAATGCGTCCTCTAGTATAGTCTTTTTTGTACCATATTTTGCTGTCCGTGTATCTGTATCAACTATATTCCAAACTTCGGATAAGAATATCTTTAGTTCTCTCTGGGCTAGCAGAAACCGTTCATTCGCCAGAGAATACCGCTTACGACGAGAGTCCCAATCCGACGGAAGAGTTCGCGCCTTTCTGGCCTCTTCAATGGCTGTTATCTGTCCTAAAAGTTCATCGCGTTTCGCTTTGAGTTCCTTGATTTTCACATCAAGTGTATCCTGCTCTTTCAGAAGACTATCTTGCTTTGCCAAGAACTTCGCGTTATCAACTTCAAACTGCTTTTTATTTTGCTCTGATTCGATATTCTCCTCTTTTGCCTTTTTGTACGCATCAATCCATTTATTAACTTGTGTATCATCGGGAGCCGCAGGATTTTTATCCAACGCTTTCCTCTCTTCTCGTAATGCTTTCCTTACTTCTTCATCAGTTGTCTGAATTATTTTGGCGTCGATTTCATTCTTTTTTTCGTTCTTTTCTGCGTTACTCAATTGTTTTGGTTTTTCATTGACTCTGTTCAAAAAGAACTCTGCTCGTTTCTTTGATGCCTCGAACGAAGATACTGCGTTAGCGTAATCTTTCAAAGGCTGCTTGTTATCTTCGCGAAGCTTCTTCAAATCCTCCTTTGCTTCGTACTTTTCAAATTCTGCGTCTTCAATTTCCTTTTGAATTGTTTCCAGAGTTATCTGGAGGTCTTTTGGATTAATTGGGATTCCTAGATTTTTTTGAATCCCAGTCAAATCAGGAGGCAATGTAGCAGAAACAATTCCCCAAGGAGGCATACCGCGAACCCCACCTCCTTCTTGTTGTGTGGGATCTGCCATAGGTTCAGGTTCAGCAGGTGCTTCAGGTTCAGCAGGTGCTTCAGGTTCAGCAGGTGCTTCAGGTGCTTCAGGTTCAGCGGGAGGTTCAGGCGCAAGATCCTCTACTGGCTCTTCTATTTCTTGGGGAGCGTTTGAAAGACCCCTTGCTATGTATGAACTGCCTATTAGAGCAGCACTTCCGACTGCTAGTGCGAGTGCCGTCGGAAGAGCCATGTTAACTTCTTGTATATCACAAGAGATGTTTCATTTGGTGGAAGATACTTACTCTCGTGTCGAGGGAAACTTGATACAGTCTGGTAGAATCCGAGACTCTTGGTATTCTATGATTTTTAACATGGTTGCTCTACTTGTAGTCGTTGGAGGTTTCATATACTTTTTGTACTGGAATCACGGGACCCAGAAGGAGAAAGATAATATAGAATTTAAACCCCAGACATGGTTAAATGCCGTCCGCAACGTTCCAGGCACAGACTATGGACAAATTCCTCAAACTGAAATTAGAGGTGGTATATCGGGGATTGTCAATCGAACAAGCGCATCAGCGTTTTGACGAATTAAAGCAAGAACCAAATCCTGTTGTTAAACAAACGCGTAAGCTAAAGAAATGAGGACAGCCGCGGCTTACATTTCTAAACTAAAAACAGAAGTCCTAGGTCGAACGTATAAGGTCCAAAGTACAAATAATAGACTAGAAACATACAGTATATATCGTGGTAGGACAGAGTGTAAGGCTATCGACTATACACAAATAGTCTATAAAGAGAATCAGAAGTGTGGATGCGTAGCACGGATAGCCACAAAGCTCATTTACCATGGCGGTAATTCCATAATAGCCGGAAGCAAGATATTAGACGGAGGAACCCCATTGCGATCCGGCAGTGCCATTTTGGACGCCGGAAGTTTACTGCCTCCGGTGGTTTCCGTGTTCTTCGGTGGAAGCTCGTCCATGTCTGGTTCTGTAATTTTGAATGGTGGGAATACGGTATCATATGGAATAAAAGTCATGAACGGAGGAAGTCCTTAAGTATATATAATGGACCCTTTAACTGGATTTTTTGCAGGTGCCCTAGCAGGATTCATAGTCGTCTCAATTTTCAGACCTTCGACTCATCAAACACCTGTTGTTCCTACGCCGACTGACTCTGGTCTATACAAGACGAAGGCAGGTTGTGTTAGGATCAAGGCAGACGCCACACCTTGTACGCGTTCAGCAGTTTCTCTCAACGTATTATTAGGGAAATGATTGATAAGGTATTGAAAAAACCAGGTGTCATTGGATTTTTTTCGTTTATTATCGGATTTGGCTTAATGATAATGCTGTTCCATCGGCCGTATAAGTCTGAACGAATTCTTGCGTTGGAGCCGTCGAACTTTGAAAACCGCGAGGTCAAGGTAGATGGCAAATGCTATATTTATCGCGTGGAGGATGCGTCCTGTGAAATCGCTTCTTCTAAATAAACATGGATTCTACGGACTTGAGCGAACTTCTCGGGGGCGCTCCGGTACAATCTCCTGCTTTTCAGCCAATGGTGACTGGAGGTGGAGACCCGTTTAGTACTCCTTTGAATACAAGTCCTCACAAGACTCCTCCTCCGGATTATTCTCGCCAGTTTTCTGCTGTTCGTGGATCGTTCCGCAGTGTACTCGGGTATCTTTCTTTCTTTTTAGGAGTATTCATCATGTCATTGAGCAAGCCTCGTGACCTTCTTTTACCATATGTTCCGAACACTCGCGGTGAGAGTGGTATGCTGACATATACTGGCGCAGCAGTTATCAGTGGGGCCTCGGTGGTGCTTTCATATGTCATTAACACAGTATTCCATACACTAATATAATATGGATGTTCCAATACGACATTTCCAGCGACCCCATTCCAGGGGATACCAAAAAGATTCCCCTGCTATGATTCATCCAAATATACTGATTGGAGCAGGCGAAACACTAACAAAACAGTTTGCGGAAAAGCACGGAATAACACACGTTATAAACTGTGCGGACGACGAGGACTCCCCAACTTGGTTCCGCAAAGAGTATCCAGAGCGTTATAGATGTATAAATGCTATAGACTCAATGGATGTCAATATTCTATTATGGTATCCCGAATTCAAAACGACAATGAAGCGATTTCTTCAAGAGCGTGATTCTGGAGTTATATTTGTACATTGTCAATGTGGAATCAACCGGAGTGCTTTTCTGGCATTGATGTTTGTATGTGATTGCTTTGGGTTTCCTTTCATTTCTACAGAAGCGTCTGTTATCAAACAACGCCCGTGTGCTCTAACGAATACAGCATTTCGCAAACAGGTTTGGACGGCTCTATCTAAAAAATCAACATAAAGAGTAATGGCGTCTCTTGACAAAAACTCACTTTGGTCAGAGCTGGAGAATGATGCTTCAGATGTGACCACAGATGTCATGGGACCCTCGTACAGCTATGCCGATAATGTTATTGGCCCTGCGTACCTCGGTGTTGGATCTCAACCAACAATCGGTCAGTTATTCACTAACACTGGTGCCATCATTGATTACGTGAATTACATGGTATCTGGCCCTGCTCTAGGGAACCAATACTTTGTGAATACCGGCGGTACGTGTATCGCCCCCGATAAATCAACCCAATCGCGGTACAATTTCATAAATAACCTGGCAAGTGGAGACGATACTCTTCCAGAAGATATGAAGGTAGCCTTGGCCGGTATAGCGTCTGATTTCAATGGGTTAATTCCGGGAATGTTAGAAGATATAGAAGGATTGAATCCGCTCAATCTGTTTACTGCTATAGCAGCCGACTCGACACCAACTTGTGAATGCTATACCTGTCCTACGCAATATGGATACCAATCTAGATTTTTGAATACAGATTTAACACCAGACTTTGACCCAACCGTATGTGCTCTAGAAACAGACCTTACAAAGTGTGCGAATCCTCCTCCTGCTCCGCCAGATCCTAACCAACGAAAGAAGAAAGGTAAGGAGGGATTCGGGGAAGCCGATATGCCATATATGCCTCTCGCATTAGCCGTTGGAGTCCTAGCCCTTCTACATGTATTTTAACAGGAATAAGGTAGACATCTCAAATGACAGAGAGTATGTTTCGAATTAAAAAGAGTCGCGAAGTAAAACGAGAAACCCTTGGAGGAACGCTAGATTCTGTTCATCAATCGGTTATAAATTCACTTCACGAGTCTCATGCGAATCAAGACTCCATCAAGCAGCAAATAGATGAGTTAGAAGAGGAAATTAGTGCTTTAGAATCTAGTGTTGATGCCCATGATATTCCAAAGATTGCGCAGAAGCATGATAAGCTTCGTAAGTTTCAATCTGAATTGAAATCTGGAAATCAAGTTATATCCTATTTCTCAAAGAATGCGGATTTGATGTTACAGTATTACGGACAAGCAGAAAGTACATCAGTCGCTCCAGTCAAGCACACTGATTCCAATACCTTTATGAAGTATCTTGCTCCTGCCGCTACTATAGAGACCGGCCCTTCTAGGAGACAGATGTTTGACGAGTATATTTCTCGTATGAAGTTAGGAACGGGTAGTGAAACATTAGAGGAGAATACAGAAACAGAGCACTGTTCTAGATGTAACGTAGCACGCGAAGAAGTAGCCGCGGAAGGTATTTTAGTTTGTCCTTCATGTGGTTCAGAAGAGTACATGATGGTAGTTTCAGATGTTCCTTCTTTTAGAGATCCACCGAAGGAACGAAACAATTATGCGTACAAGAAGATCAATCATCTGAACGAGATCTTGAATCAGTTCCAGGCAAAGGAGAGTACGATTATTCCAGATGAGGTTATGAATGAAGTTGTATGCGAAATCAAGAAACGACGCATACAAAATATAGCAGAACTTTGTGAAAAAGATATACGAGAGATTTTAAAGAAGCTAAACAGAAGTAAGTATTACGAACATGCGGCACATATTGTTTCTCGACTAAATGGTAATCCTCCGCCGACTATTACTCCAGAAATCGAGGAAAAAATCAGAGCAATGTTCCAAGATATTCAGGCTCCGTTTTTACTATATTGCCCCAATGATCGAACTAATTTTCTCTCATATTCCTATATATTGTACAAATTTTTTGAACTACTAGAGCTAGATGAATATAAAGTATACTTTCCATTGCTTAAGTCGCGTGATAGACTTATATCACATGATCAAATCTGGAAAAAAATATGCGATTACTTGAAATGGGAGTTCATCACTAGTATTTAAATATATCGTTTATTGTTTAATATTCTTGAAATCGAAGCGCGACTACTGTTAAACTTAAGAGCTAATTCAGTTCCCTTAAGTTTATCTGGATTACTTCGGATATATTTTACGTCTTCTTCTGACAACACTCGTTTAGCCTTCTTTACATTTGCGATGTGTTCGGGACTTTTTGGTTTTCCAAGCATATTATTACGAAGTTTTTCTCTCGTAGAATCCTTAATAACTCGTTGAGATACCGCAACTTTAAGCTTTTCAATAGTTGCTGGTTTCTTAATTACTCCAGTGCTCGCTTTTCTTAGTTTTTCCCTTGTTTCATCGCTACATCTATGACCCATATTTGCCAAAGAAAGTTTTTTACGGGTCTCTTCGGTTGGCGATCGTCCAATACCAGCAAGTGAAATTTTTTTACGGGTTTCTTCTGACGCTTTATATCCTCTGGTACCTTCCCCGCCAGAAGTCATATTATATCCACTTCCAAATGTGTTATATACCTTAATATATTTACACTCCAGGTAGGATAGTTCTTCTGTTTTACATATACATACTATGCTAAACTCAAAGTTTTCAATGCCATCTTTACGAATTGCTCTATACAAGTATTCTTGATGTTTTTCTTTTTTATAATTACTTTTATGAGTATTCCATCTTCTCCTAGGACTGTCATAAATCGTTTGACCTATATACGACTTTCCGTTTGTTTTATTTACGATCCGATATATACATCCCATTTTATAATGAGATAGAAGGTTAAACAATAAGTCCGTTTTCAAGTTAACATGCCGCCCACATCGTATCACGACTTAATGGAAATCCACCTCCAACCATTACACCAGAGATTGAGGAAAAAATCCGAGCCATGTTCCAAGATATCCAGGCGCCTTTCCTTCTCTACTGCCCTAACGACCGAACCAATTTCCTCTCGTATTCGTACATTCTTTATAAGTTTTTTGAACTATTGGAACTTGACGAATATAAGGTATACTTCCCCCTTCTCAAATCAAGAGACAGATTAATCAGTCACGACCAAATCTGGAAAAAAATCTGTGATTACCTGAAATGGGAGTTCATCACGAGTATTTAGATCACTCAAAGTGTTTCAATGGAACACCTTTGTGATTGTATGTAATTCTAGGTTCGTGTCGGCCATATTTATCAAGGTATTTGCGCAATTTAGGGCATGTGTTTTCAAATTTGTATGGCATAAATGAATCGTTTGCGTTTCCATTTGATTGAATGCTTACAAGCATGTGTAAGATTTGATGTAGCTCATACATCTCTTCAATAATAGGAATATACATATCTTGTACTGCCTTCAATTCTACAAGACGAGTTTTGACGCCATCTCTATGACACTGCTTGGGGATGATATCATTTAGAATAATTTGAATCTTGGCGTTCTCTTCCTGAAGTTCTTCAACTTGTTGAGCTAACTTCGTACTATAACATACACCCATCTTTATGTTAAAAACAGGAAACGATTACAATTCCATTTTACCGACGCATCGACCTGTGCTTTCTATTATTTCGCTTGGTCTTGCGGTTTCTTTTTCCGCCCCTTTCTGGAGGGAAATCATACATACTACGAAGTGACTGTAGTTTTTTGCGATAATAATCCGGATCGTCAGAATCCCATAATAATTTGTTATCACTATCACTTATTAGCTTAGACCTTATGCCCCAGATCCATCCTTCCGGAGTGCTATCGTCCCGCTTCTGAAATTTTTCACGCTGCCAGTGCGCCTTTCCTTTAACTCCAACCAAAGATTTAAGACGTCTACCTAATGTTGGCGCCTTTACTGTTTGCATTTATAAAGTTCATGGAAATAATTATAGTATTTGGTGGATACCAAACAAAAATACCCTAACTCATGGTTTAAGAATATTTAATCACTCCGCAGTAATCGGAACATATCCGCCCTGGTACGGGCGAGCCCTCTAACGCAGGACCGGAGCATACAATACAACACCAGTTAAATTGGTGTTCCTTGCTCTCCAAGTATTCTTCCAATGTTGGAATTTTCCTTAAAACAGTAGGCTTCTTTGCTGGTGGCAGTACGTCTTCTTCACGTGGTCGCTTTACTGGCATTTTTGATATGTAGATGACATTTTATGAAAAATCCGTTTTGAAACTAAACGAAACATACATGTTTCATTAGATCAAAGTAGAAGTTGGATATAGACTCTCCGTCTAGTAGTTTTAGTTCCTCGTGCTGAATTCTGCGACAGGCTTCTTTTAGCCATTGCTCATCTTCGCGAGGGAGTTCTGAAATACATACAATATTCCAGTTGTAGAATTCTTGATATGTCATTTCGCCATAGAAATCTGATTGATCCTGGCGAAGTGTATCGAAGGTACCCGATCTGGCGATAAAACGTGTTAAGTCTACCATGTTAGTGGTAAAGTTCATTTAAAAATTGGAAGATTCCGTTTTTAATCATGAATGACATCTCCGTCTGTATCGTACCTAGCATAACAATCTGCCTGCCAATGGGAATTGCGACCACATCGAAAACAGCGACCGGAATCTGATTCTTCTAGTTGTGAGTAGTTCTGCCACTGAATTTCTGCGACATACTTCCTTTTTGGTTCTACTTGACAGTATGAACCTCCTCGGACATTGTTCTCTCCGTATTTTTTGATAAATTCGCGAGTCGTGTTATCTTCATCTTCTTCGTCTTTCAAAGGACGCTTCAAAACAATTTGTAATGGTTTGTGAAGTTGAGTCCATTTGGCTCCTTGGCCAGCCAAATGCTGTTCGTATCTACGTTCAACATTTGCGCTCCTGCCGATATACCATTTCTCTTTTTCAAGTTTCAAGACATATAAGTACTCCATCATATTGATAAGACTTCAACTAAAAATGGTATTTCCGTTTTTAACTATTCGTATTCTGCGGGATTCTTTTCAATCTTTTCCATTCTCTGTTTCTCAAGAAACTCAAGAAGTTCCAGAAGTTCTTGCCTCCAGACCTTGATTGCCTCCTCGTCACCGTCAAGGCGTGTGGGATAAATATTCTCTATGTGTCGCCATCCACAGCAATGGTACATGTCATTACCATTGTCCAGAAAGATGCGCCACCCATTTTTCGTCCCAGGATAGTTGATGTGCTTTGTAGCAGATGGGCCTCGTAGCCATATCTCACGTGAAGACTGGTGTGAGACTTTCCAGCCGGAATCAATTTCCCCACTAGATCTCAACACGCTATAGGTATCGTTGACAATATCCTCATAGTCTTTGAGAGAGACGTGAAACTTTATATTTACATGGAATATAGACATTTTTTACTCGTGGTATTATATGTGTTAAAATCCATTTTTATTAGAAATTTACAATACATAGTTTCTTGTCTTTGTTGAAGTAGAAACCAGATGCTGGATACTTTGTACAATGTTCCAGATCTACAAGAAGAATTTTACAGTTTTGAATACGCTCGCATATTTTTCGCAGCATTATCTCATCGAATTGTTCTAGTTGAGAAATACAGTTTACATTCCATATAAGGAATTCCTTGTACGACATAGTATCGCAAAACTCATCGCCCATGCTCTTCAGGCGCTCAAAGTCACCATCGTCAATAATCATAGTCTTATAATCGAGAACGCTCATCTTGTTTTCCATTCCTCGTTTAAAAACTGGACGAATCCGTTTTAGCCGCGATAGCCTTCTCCTTCTGTATCGTAGTTAGCATAAGAGCTTTTCCAATAGGATTCGGAATCGTAAAGAGAATTGAATTCGGGATGTGTTTCTAGCCTTTTTAGCTCAAGAGGCTCAAGAATTTCCAGAAGGTTCTGCCTCCATATCTTGATTGCCTCCTCGTCTCCGTTCAGCCGTGTTGGGTGAATCGTTTCTAGGCGTCTCCAACTGGCTCGATGCTCTTCATAGCTCATCTTGTTATTGTCAAGAAAGATACGCCACTTCCGTGTAGTATCTTTGGGACAATACTTTGTAGCAGATGGACCGTCTAAGAACTCTTCGCATAGAGACTCGTGTGAGATTTTCCAGCCAGATTCCAATTTCCCAGATGTTCTCTTTACGGTATATCTATCGTTGACAATCTCCTTATAATCATTGAGGGAGACGTGAAAGCGCGTATACACATGGAATTCGAACATCTTTTTTACTCGTGGTATCTAATACTTTAAAATTCCATTTTTATAGTTTTTAGGAAAATGGATTTAATCGAATAGATGCCCAGAAAATCATCAAATGGATCTAACTACTTTGTTTGGGGTCGGACTAATTAGTTCGATTCTATCACAATTTCCATGGTGCCTGCTTTTACAATTTACGTACTTTCGCATGTACACACTGAAAAAGAGCGACGAATGTAAGCAAATTCAACGAAACCTAACAAACAGTAGTCATATTTCAGATGACGGGAAAAGGGTTGGATATTCATTTGGAAAATGGTTTATGCTATTCATGCAGGTAGACTCGGGTTACGAAGGCGATGGTGATAAATATACCATATGGTTAATTGCTACAACAAAATCTTATGAACAGCTTACTAAAAAACTAACAAGTGACACTCTCAATGATGAGGGTGATGACTCGAGTGAAACTTCTATTAATACAATTTGTCTATGGAAACGCCTAGGTGGTCTATATGCTCCGTACTTTAAAAAGAGAAGTGTGTCGATAAAGACAGTACTTCCTAGACCGGAACAGATGTTGATTATGGATGACATTCAAAAGCATTATTCGGAATACGGTCATGCCACTGCTTTCATTCACGGACAACCTGGAACCGGTAAGTCAATTATTGGAATTCTTCTAGCGAATGTCTACGAATCTGGTTATTGTAATATGATCCATCCTTGGACTCCCGGCGTTACGCTCTCTCAACTATACGATGAAGATGCGCCAACACCTGAAAAACCACTAATCGTTATGTTTGATGAAGTCGATGTGGCTCTATTACGAATCCATTCGGAAATTCCAGATCATAAATGTTTATCAACCGAGATTAAAAATAAGACTGATTGGAACAAGTTATTCGATGAGATTGATTTAGGACTATATCCCAATCTCATTATTGTCATGACATCCAACAAATGTCCTAGCTTCATTAACGCGTTAGATACTTGCTATATCCGTCCCGGAAGGGTAAATATTATTCGCGAGATGGTAACCAAAAATGAGTAAAAACAGAATGATTCTGGTTTAGTACCGTTTTTGACCTAAATCGCGCATCTCATCTCCATGATCTCCTCCACACTCGGAGGCAAGCTCGTCGCAGAAGGTGCACTTCAAGTTCTTATAGTATTCTTCATCCGCTTCGTTCGCTTTTTTAGTAGCATCTACAACGGCCTGTTCGGCAGCTTCGTATGCTGCTAATGCCTCGTGGTAGTTTTTACGGAGTTCTTCGAATTTACCATTAATCATAATCTCATGGTGTTCGGCATCAGTTGTCGAATACTCGGCGTCATGTAGCTTTATTTTACATTGATTGACATTGTACGACATCTCCCATCTGTGAGTCAGGGCTTCGTCGAGGTCTCTCATAGCGTCATATACCTTTTGTAGCTCCATTCTTGTTGATGTATAATTGCGTATAAATGAAAAATCCGTTTTACAGTCCTTCATAACCCATGTAGCGACACGCTCTTCCTATTATGAAGACAATCCCAACACCAGCAAGTCCGAAGAGTGTTATCATAAATATAGTGAATGGTTCCATGGTTTATTCATACTCTGTTAGACCCAGTATATCCATTTTTAAGCCATTCTAAAATTTGGTCTAATAGATTGCTGTCTCCCATGTAGGCATTCAACTTATTACAGGCTTGATTGATACTTATTCCAGTATTGTCATTCGCGTCTATGGCATTGATAACTGATATCACTTCATAATTGTTTATAAAACGATGGGCGTTCGCAATGTAATCCATGCGTTGAGCGGGAGACGCCGTTGTAAAAACATGATATACGTTAGCAATCATTTGCTGTATAATGCGAATAGTTTATAACAGCATCGTGCGTTTATATATGACAATGTACTTGATATTATCATCTGCTGTTACTGGCATGATTCTAGCAGTATCTGCTACGCCCCATCCCATATCACTACGTACTGGCATAATTCTTGCGGATGTATTTGCGCCTTGTCCAATATCCTGCCGTACTGGCATAATTCTAGCAGAGATATTGGCTCCGATGTTAATCAATGTACTCGAACGAGCATCTTGTTCTGACAACAACTCCTTTAGTTTTCCTCTGTATTTGATGTGTGTATTACCAGGCGCTCTTCCGGTAGAGTCATATAACCCATAGAACGTAGAACCGTATTCTGGACCCGGTCGGAGTTTCTCGTCGGCCCAAGCTTTTGCGAGTTCCTTCGTATCGAAAGACTCTTCTGAAATCTCATATCTGCTCTCACCTTCATCGTGTCCTTGATCTCCGAATATAGAAGATCGGAACGTAACCTTCCCTTCCCCGTTTGATTTCAAATGCCTACTACGGTATTCGGACACCTTGAAATCTCCACCAGTATTGAACCACTTTACGTAGTCGTTAATTGATTTCATATCACAGTAGATGATGGGAGTTCCAGGTCCAGGAGTTTGCTTGTCGTTACCACACAGTCGTCCAGCAAGCCCCTGCGTTACAACATCGGTGTCTGCTATTTCTGTTGGTTGTTCGTAAACAATTCCCATGTGTTTATCATTCAAACGCTTTCCTGCTCGCCAGAATCCCTTAATAAGTACGAAGGTATGGCGCTCTGGTTTTATCTGAAATAACTCATCCACGTTCTCTCGTGTTTTAGAATTATGAACCTTTACATGCCATGTATTTTTCTTGATCATGTCTCTCAGTTTAACTTCGAACTTTTTAGTTACTCGAAATATGTGATATTTTGGAGTAGTAAATTCTACCTTAATCTGGGTTTCAATTTCATCAAAATCGTCAGGAGTTGTATCGAGTATACGTTCAGCATCCAAGAATTGCTGGAACCCGACATATTTATCGGAAGCCTTCAATGTTACAACGCCGTGATTTTCGTCGCCCCATTTCTCTGCGTTGTACAGAGTATGGCTTGGCGTAGCAGAAACCTGTAAAATTCGGATCTGTTTACTCTTCAGAGAGTCGATGTTATTGATGCCCGCTTCCTCCAGAATCGAAGACATCGTTTGATGTTTCTCTGCTGCGATATGACATTCGTCAATAATGATTAGAGCATTATGAAAACTGTCAAGGTTTTCAATTTTATTCAGTTTAGAACGCATGTAAATTTTCTTGTTTAGCGGTTCTGGAAAGTTATCTTTCGTTTGGGAAAGCCAATCTTTGTCATCCATTCCGGTTATGATTAATATATTTTCATAATCGATCACCTTTTCATCTTCAATATACGTTGCCATTAGATACGCGATATAAAGCATAACACCTGTCTTACCAACTTGGGGGAGAGCAAGGAGTGTTACAACCGAAATACCATCGAGAAACATCATCTGGATCTCATTTGCTGCTTCCTTCTGATTCGAATATACAAGTTGAGAATCTGGATTCTTCATTCGTAGTTTATTTTCAAGAGTGCTGTAGCCGCTCTTGACATATTCCCGCATACATTCTTTGCGAGACATTGTGTTTATGTGTAACTACAAGATTGTGCGTATATTCCGTTTTTGTTCTGTATAGTACAATGGACGATATCGAGTTATCACAGGCTCCTGTTCGTGCCCCTGCCCCTGCTCCTGCGGCCGCGCTTCAACCGATTCCCGCTAACAATGCTATATTCAATAAGTTGTCGGTGTACGCGGGGCGGATAGATTCAGCTCTTCCTGCTGTTTATGAAACCATTACCAAGATGAACCTGCTAGCAATGCAATCAAAGGAACAGGTAATGATAAACAAGGTTCATGACTACATTTCACAAATTCAAAAGAAACTGGAAAAAATGAAGCCGTTCTTCTTACACGCAGGGAAAAAGCGTAGAACTCATCGCTTGAAACACAAGCGAGGCTTGCTGTAGTCGACTTCTTCTTTTACCTTCTTTCTGGGCTTCTTTGCCCCTGAACGAGTGTGGTTCTTGTGACATGAAATACAGAGTACCTCAAGATTCCAACGAACAGTTCTACCTCCGTTGCGCCAAGGAATAATATGATTTGTCTCGCATTCTCGCCAATCTAGAGGTTCAGTTTTAGAACAGGTAGAATTGGCACAGCGACCGCCTTGTTCCCGAAGAATTTGTCTTCGATACCAGGGAGGAGCACTGCGAGTATTAGCGTTAACCATTTTACAGTTGTCTCTTGACGTCTGTAAGATAGTTTGATTAGATTCCATTTTTATAGACCATATTTGTCACCTACAGACTTACAGTCCATTCCATTCTTGCCGCCACGCTCTGACCCAGGAGGGCACGGAGGAACAGGGCGGCTGTCGGGCATATAGTTGAAGAACTCTATTGTTGTTACATAGCGCGCGAGAAAGTGGTGGAGCGCAGCGAACAGAAGAGCCATCATAAGAAGGCTCAAATGAGGATCAGTCATCTTACGGCGGTATAACTCATCTGCTGCTACGACCGTTCCATAGAAGAGCACTGCGTTAAATATGAACCACTTCCACATTTATTTAGTACTTAACATTTTAGTGCTTCATAGCGTGGAGCACCATATGAATACCAACGTGGAACGCGGCGAACACAGACGCCTTCACCACGGGCTGGGGGATGGGGCCGAGGTTGGGAACGCGGAAGAGCACGTCGTATGAGATCAGCCAGAAGGTCAGGGCCGTCAGGGCGAAGTAGAAGATCTTGCGGGGTGCGAGCACAGACATCAACATGCTACGAACGTTCATTTTTATACTTTAAGAATCAGAATATTTCAGGCGGAGGGTTGTTTCTTCCCACTGAACCCGACCTCGGCGGACGCAGTTTGGTGGCCAACTGGTACACAGGTGGGTTGGACGGGATACGCCGGGTCATTTACCATTACATATCCATTAGGACACGTCTCGCCGAATGTAGACATTCCTTCAGTATATCCAACACAGTGGCGATACATGCGCATGACGAAGTAAGAGATCACCACGAAGATAAGGGTCTCCATGCCGAGTTTGTTGTCAAGGCGACGCTTGCAGTAATATACCTGAAAGGCTACGTATATACACGCGCTTAAAAGGGCTGGCATGAATCCGCGAATCATTTATTACTTCATGAAGGTTTTCTTTATCCAGTTGCGGTCAGCCTTGAATGTCTTGGACTTCCCCTTGGAAGTACGCTTCGTGTATGTTGCCACGGCATTCAATTTGCGAAAGGTTGTTAACGGGCCAAGTGCGCGCACTGTCTTACGGAGTGCCTTATGGCGGGCAGTCTTTGATTTAGAAACAGAATAGCCGCGCTTTGATAGATCTCCTTCTTTCAGAGGACCAATGCCAACACCATGTTTAGATGACCACTTTCCAGGCGCGCCCATATCCTTCACGAGATGAGAACGCACTCGGACATTGCGACGTGTTGTGTACGCACGGCGGCGAATACGACCGGAACCACATGACTCGGACATTTATTACTTATGCCACAAAAGATGGATACCGATGGCAAGAACTGCTACGTATATCGCATCACTCCAATAGTGCTCACGCGATAATCCAAAAATGCGATTACCTGTCATATCAGAATATCCGCCAAACATAGAGAGGACGATAGATAACGCGAGCAATACACTTGATAATTTCATTTGTCATAGGTCTCTTGTTTTTGTTTTGGACACGCAGAACATCCTTCAGACGCAGATTTCCGTCTTTGTAGTGTGAGATACGCCGTCGCCAGAACGATTCCAAATACAACTGCGAATAGCCACCACATTTGTGAGTATCCAAGAGTTTTCATATCAGAACCGTACCACAGCAATGGGGATTCCTTTCTACTTCGCAAGCCTGGTCAAATCATATCCTGGCATAACCCGTGTAATCAAAGAAAAACAACACGTAGATGTTCTGGGAATCGATTTCAATTGTTTGATTCACCGATATCTAGATGATGGGAATCCTATTCAGAGTGTGTTGAATGCTTTAGAGCATATATTAGAACATACATGTACTGCCAAGCGAATATTTATCGAACTCGACGGCCTGGTACCCTATGGAAAGATCGTACAGCAGAGATACCGACGAATGAGGATTAAAGATGAAGGCATCTTTGATAGAAACCAGATTTCACCAGACACTCCGTACATGAGAGAACTGGAGGCTGGATTGAGGTTGCGATTTCCATATGCCTTCATTTCTCCTACACAGGAACCAGGAGAAGGAGAACACAAACTATTTCAGGACATCAAAAAACTACCACAAGAAGAGCGGAAGTCAATCTGTATCTACGGATTGGACGCGGACCTGATTTTGTTGTCCCTCTTCAATCATAAGTTATCAGAGCGACATGGTATGACTCTTCTTCGTGAATCGGCCGAATTCAATGATCCATCTCTGAAACATGCGGAGTTTTCTACCTTGGATATTTGGAAGCTTCTGTTGAATCTACCAATTGAAATTGATCAATATCTAGTTCTTTCTGTACTCTGTTTTGGGAATGATTTTATGCCCAATTTGGGAGTATTTTCCCTGCGAGAAGATGGCTATGGAAGAGCCCTTGAATATTATACGAAATCTGGAAAACCTGATTTGAACACAGAAGACGGGCGCGCTAAATTTTTAGATTACGTAGCAGAGAAAGAAACCGATGTCCTAGCAGAGAGAGTGCGGTTGAGAAAGGTTCCATTTGAACGGGCTATCGTTGGCCGAATGAAAGACTGTATTTCTAGAAAGTATGGGCTTCATATTTTAGACGGAGTTCTAGATTTTCAACCAGTCGTAGAAGCATTCTGGAAGACCTTTCATTGGACGATGTACTACTTCAAGACAAATGAGGTATTAGACTGGGACTGGGCTTATCCATATTCAGATGCGCCACTCGTTCAAGATATTGTTCAATATTTTGAAACAGAGGCAGAAAAGAAAGAACTAAGCTTTAGAATTGTAAATCAACTTCAGTTCATTCTTCCTAAAAAATCATTACAACTCATGAATCGCAGAGTAGTATATCCGGATGAATTGTATTCGGAAACCAGACAACCGTGGATGAAACGTCATGATTGGGAAATGAAACCAAGGATCAGTACTCCGTGGCATCCTAGTAATTCTTTAACTTCAGTTTCCCGCCTTTGAATCCAGCTTCCAAAGTAACAAATTTACCAGATTCTAGACGTCGTACATTTTGTTTTTCAATTGTTGTCAGGATATCTGCTTCCTTTATATTTGGGAAAGTCGTCTCTCTGGGAGTCCAATATTGTTCATTGATTGTTTTCATTTCTTGAATACTTCTACGAATCATAAATCCATCTGAGCTGAAATCACGACCCCATGTTTTAGTTAAATATTCTAGATATGATTTACGAAATTCGGCCATTGAAGTTTGACTTGTAGCAGTCTTCAATGCCTGGATACACTCTGCTACAGACTTCTGTAGTGGCTTATCAAGGCGTCTATTAACTGTATTATGCGCACGGAAAGCAAATAAAGCGAATGTTTGACGAGAGTCTAGCATTTCCGGATGTTCTGCTCTATAGAGTGCTAGCATCATTATGAAGTGGTTCTTGCAGTACGGACAGGATATCGTTTCTGCGAATAAATCCAAAAATCTACTTACGATTGCCTTGTCTATCTGTGATGGAGTTTCTGAATAATTTAGACTAACTGAATGAAGTGTCATCCAGCCAAGTGGCCCCCATAATTTACTCATATCAATTACTTATTATACGGCAGAAACAAAACCGGCAGATACAGCGTTATCCAGTATTTGCCTGGATATTCCGGGGGGAGTCTTGGGGTTCATAACTAATCCACTCTTCTGTACAATTTCAGATACCTTTGCGTCACTTAATTTAGCGATACGTCGCTTCATTGTTTTTCGGTGTTTCTTGAAGCCTTTTTCTGTCAGCATTCGGAGTGTATGTTTCTTCATTTCTTTGCGAAGAGGAGGGGCCTTTGAAGGGTCTGAGACTCCTTTTAACGAAAGTTTAGCAGTTCTTTTTAGGATTCCTTTAGGGAATGTCTTCAATGTCTTTTTACCGGCTGTTTTAGGGGGGGAGGGGGGCTCCTCGTCTCCCATTTTCTGGATTGTTATGGATTTATTCATCTCTTTATTAAAAACGAATAGAGAATAGATTTACGAGAAGTGGTACTATATACTATACCATGGAGTGGGAAGCAATTCGTTCATTCTTTGCTAGCCAGGGACCCCAAAAACTTGTTGAGCACCAGATTGAGTCATATGAAGATTTCATTCGCAATAAACTCCCTCTCATTGTATCATCTACTGCGCCAATCGTGGTGTGGCATGAGCAAGATGAGGTCACGAAGAAGTACAAGTACGAATTCAGACTGTCATTTGAAAATATTACATATATGAAGCCCCGTATTCAGGAGGCTACTGGTCGCATTAAGCCCATGTTTCCACAGGAAGCACGGCTCCGCAACTTTACATATTCTGCTCAAATGTTCGCAGACGTACGATTCGTAACGCGCATGTATTCTGGTGAGAAGCTGGAGACATACGTTGAGCAATCTCGTGTGTTTGAGGGCATTTCACTTGGAAAGATTCCAGTTATGCTGGGATCCTCCTTGTGTATCATGAAAGATTACCCAATGTCGTATGAACAACTTGGCGAGTGCCCCAATGACCCTTTTGGATATTTCATTATTCATGGTTCAGAGCGCACCATTCTCTGTCAGGAGAAGGTAGCAGATAACCGTATCATGGTGTTTGCTTCCAAGAAGACTGCTGCGAAATATACTCATTCAGTTGAACTCAAATCTCTACACGAATCATTTACTATGCCTCCGAAGAAACTTGAAATCAGATTGAATACTAAGTTTAACGGCTTCGGCCAACCCCTGACTGCCTGTCTCCCTCGTTTCCGCGAAGATATTCCACTTATGGTACTCTTTCGCGCACTTGGGTTGGAGTCAGACCAGGGAATCGCAGAGATGATTTGGGGAGATGATGTCATTCAGTATGAGTGTCTATCTGCTTCATTCCGCGATTGTTCAGACATCAAAGTCTATACGCGTGACGATGCTATTGAGTATCTATCTCATCATCTCCAATATGGAACCAATATGGAAGACAAAAAGGAGTATGTTCGCATGCTTCTGGAATCTGAACTATTGCCCCACGTAAAATTCGGAGGAGACCAAGCGTCACAGAAGACGTTGGAGGCTCGCAAGTGTGTATTGATCTCATCAATGGTACGGCGTCTGATTCTGACGGCTCGTGGAGAAACGAAACTCGATGATCGAGATGCGTATCCCAATAAGCGAGTTGTTACTACCGGTGCTTTGCTGACTCACTTGTTCCGTCAACTCTTCCAGAAGGTCTGTAAGGATGTTCGTGGCAAGTTTGTTCACGAGGTGAATAACGACACCTGGAAGAAAGGTGACAAGCCTCGCCCTTTGGAGGTATTGAACATCAACAATCTGTATAAGATTCTGAAGGTTTCGACTATTGAAGGAAAACTGAAACAGGCCCTAGCAACTGGTAATTTTACGGTACAGGGAGTTGGTCCGGCAAACGCTGGATCCACGGCTACCAAGGTCGGCGTATCTCAAGTATTGAATCGTCTTTCATACCTTGCTACTGTTTCGCATTTGCGTCGTATCCAGACTCCTGTAGAAAAATCAGGAAAACTACTGGCTCCTCGCAAACTACATGGAACATCATTTGGATTTGTGTGTCCGGTAGAGACCCCAGAAGGTCATTCCGTAGGCATTGTAAAATCAATGTCTATGATGACTTCTATCTCTCAACACACTCCGTCAATGATCGTTGTGCGTCTGCTAGACACTGCAGATGTTGACTGGATTACTGAATTGAATTCTAATTTCGAAGGTATCCCCATTTCAGTGAATGGTGTTGTTGTGGCGTATACGCAGAAGCCTGCCATGGTGTTCAACATCCTAAAGGAGGCCATGCGTACATTTGTACTTCATCCTCACTCGGGGATTACGTGGAATGTCATGAATCGTACCATCTCGGTTGAAACCGACGGAGGTCGCATCGTTCGCCCTCTGTTTCGATCTAAAAATGGAGACATTTTGAAGCGCCCTGCTTCAGACTCCTGGAACGATTGGGTAGCAGCAAATATTGAGTATATTGATTCTTCGGAGTCTGATACGATTCGGATTGCCATGACACCAAGCGAATTGACGTCCCAACACACGCACTGTGAGATTCACCCCTCATTGATGCTCGGCCATATGGCGTCTACGATTCCTATGAGCGATCATAACCAATCTCCCCGTAATACGTATCAATCGGCCATGGGGAAGCAGGCAATGGGATTGTATGCCAAGAACTACGCAAAGCGATTGGATAAGAACGGCTATGTATTATGTTCTCCTATGCGTCCCTTTGTGGAGACTCGTATGATGAACGTAATGAAGATTCAGGAAATGCCCTTTGGATACAACGCTATTGTTGCGATTGGTATCTACTCGGGCTACAACCAGGAAGATTCAGTGATCCTAAACAAGGGAGCACTTGACCGTGGCCTGTTCCGGTCTCTGTACTACACAATTTACAAGGACGAGGAACATCGGAATGTTGCCTCTGGAAAGGAGGAGAAGTTCGCAAAGCCCCGTCGTGATAACACTCGCGGTTTCAAGAACTCATCGTATCATGCTATTCAGGAGAATGGGATGCCTGCTTTGAATTCAATGATCAAGGAAAATGACATTGTAATCGGCAAGGTTACTAATTTGAAGCATGACGCACATGGATATGCTTTCCGCGATTCATCTACGACTCACAAGAATTCGGAGACCTGTCGCGTAGACGGAGTATGGCAGGATAAGAATTCCGACGGATATCCGTTCATCAAGGTACGCGCTGTTTCCGAGCGTGTTCCTGAAATCGGAGACAAGGTGAGTTCTCGCCATGGACAGAAGGGTACTTGCGGTATCATTCTGAATGAGGAAGATATGCCATTTACTGCTTCCGGATTGCGCCCAGATATCATCATGAATCCTCACGCAGTTCCATCCCGCATGACAATCGCACAACTCATGGAGACGATGTTTGGCAAGGTATGTTCTGAAAAGGGAACGCTTGGTGATGGAACCCCGTATTCTCACCTGAAGATTGAGGATTTGCGTGCTCACATGTTGGAACTCGGAATGCATCCGTACGGAAACGAACTGATGTACAACGGTCAGACTGGTGAGATGATGGAAGCAGAGATCTTCATGGGACCCACGTTCTATCAGCGATTGAAGCACATGGTAAGTGACAAGCGTCACTCCCGTGCGCGTGGGCCGATTGTATCACTTACACGCCAACCTTGCGAGGGACGATCTCGTGATGGTGGTCTGCGTATTGGAGAGATGGAGCGCGACTGTATGTTGTCTCATGGAACTGCTATGTTTACGAAAGAGCGACTGATGGATGTCAGCGATCCTTTCAAGACTGGATTCTGTAAGAACTGTGGAGTCCTGGCAGTTGTAAACAAAGAGGCTTCTCTTTACGACTGCGGAACATGCGGCGTACAAACCGAATTTGAGATGAAGACTATCCCGTATGCCATGAAACTATGGTGTCAGGAATTGGAGGCAATGCACATTGTACCTAGATTGGTGTTTGAGTAGACAAATTCACTATTATATGCGTAATTGTTATTCTAAAATATGAACTTTTCAGATATATCCGTTCATTTAGGTAATAATTTGTATTTTTTAGATGAGTTTACCAGTTTTTTAATTAAGTGTGTCTAGATGTTGAAAAAATTCCGTATTGTCCATTTGTTTATAACCAATTTTATCCAAGAAATCAATAGTTTCAGATGATTTAATCCCAAAATGCCTTTCGGATAATCCAATTAGTTCTACTTGTAATAATGGTTTGTATTTTGTAATTAATTCTTTTGCTCCTTTTAAAACGTATAATTCACTGCCTTCGGTATCAATTTTCATGAAATCAACATCTACAATGTTTTCTTTGTCTAAAATTATACTACTAACACTACTGCTTGCATCTTCTTTGAAATAATAACACCCACTATTTCCCCCTGCATGCATAATGCTTACTCCTGTTATGATTCTATCTAAAACAGCATTATTTTTTACACTACAATTTTTTGAAGAATTTAGTTCTAAATTTTTTAAACATATATCAAAACTGGTCTTATTTGGTTCATATCCAAACACATTTTTAAATAACTTACTATACGGTAGCATAGTTGTTCCTTGATGAGCGCCTATATCAATGCATGTTCTATTTTTTAACGGAAATTTTTCTAAGTATTTTTTTACAAAGTCTAGCTGTCCTCCCCCGTAAGGTTCACATCTACCGTTATTAATATGCCACTGAAAAGCTGGATCATTCGTGTAATAAGAGATCCCGTCATATTTCGCTGTTAGCATTTACTGTTTATTATATCTAGATATTAAAATAATCTAGAATTCGTTTCATACATACTTCTTCAGACAGTGTTTCCAAAATATAGTCTCTTGGTTTAAATGTTTCATGTGTTTTTATCATTTCGTCTATTAACCCAGAAATTCCAGACATTTCTACAGTTTTCAAACCACACCTGGAATCCCAATAAGGAACAGATGTTGCTTTTAATGTAAGTGGTTTATATTTATTAAAAATTGCTGTTCCATATTCATCGTATACATCTTTACAATCAAGTACTAGTAGTGGAATGCCACATGACATTGCTTCTTGCAATGCAAACCCTTGCGACTCGTGTGCGTCAAGTGATACCATAAACTTACATTGATGTAACAACTCTATATAATCAGATTCCTTATACGAACCGTATATAATTATTTTATATGTTATACTTTTTTCATTCAAAATCATTTTAATACCGTCTAAGAGTGATGGAGATCTATGTTTAGAATAAATTAAACAGTCAAATTGTTTTGGTTGTTCAGTTGGTTTAAATAATTCGGTATCTACTGCAAATGGAAATTGCCCAGTTGGAATAACCATTGATTTTGCAACATCCAGATAACATGTTTCCACCCACGTTGAAAGAGTATTATCTACACATCTGGTTCCCCATTTTTGGTTCAATGGCCCCACAATAGGACCTGATGGAAATATAAATAATTGTGGACCAAAAATAATTTTGATTGTTTCAGGAATCAAATCTGGATTAAAAAAATGTTGGTTGGAAATTAGGATATCATAATTTGGATGTTTACAACGATTAAAATCTGTAGTAAACTCTAATTCAATGTTTGTCTTTTTACACATTCGGATAATAGCATCTGTATTTTTATGATGACCAGGATGTAAGAAAACAATCTTCATTTGTAGTTTAAATAACATATAATATAAATGATAAATGCACATTAAACATTTTATTCGAAAGCTAGATATCCAGACATTTGTTGAGATTGGTACACATTATGGTACTGATACACAAGATTTTCGTAAGATGTTTCCTCATGCAAGGATTGTTTGCTTTGAACCTGATCCACGAAATATTGAAATGATTAAGAAATTAGGTAACGATAAACTGTGCGAGTTACATGAACTTGCTTTATCAAATACAAACAGCTCACAAGAGTTCTTTTTGTCTTCTGGAGATTCACGCGGGAGAGTCTCAGAAGTTATTTTACAGCAGAATGACTGGTCTTGTTCTTCTTCGCTAAAAAAACCTACCGGTCATCTCGATGTACATAAGTGGATTACGTTTCCAAAGTCTGTGCAAGTGAAGTGTTGCAAATTAGATGATTTTGAACCTCTCAAAAATACCAAGATCGATTTTATGTGGGTAGATGTTCAAGGCGCAGAAGATTTGGTATTCTCTTGCGCACAAGAAACTTTAAAAAATACACATTATGTTTATACTGAGTATTGTAACCAGGAGTTGTACGAAGGACAACTGAAACTCCCCCAGATCCTTGATTTGTTTGGTTCTGATTGGAAGCTTATATTTGATTATGGCGGCGATGTGCTTTTACAGAATATGCTCTTTACTAAATAAATGCTAACACTTCATTTACAAGGTGGACTGGGAAATCAGCTATTTCAACTTGCCTTTTTGGAGTATGCATCTAAAGTTTCTGGAAAATCGTGGGCAATCTCTTCGTTGCAAAGTCCTATAACAATTCATTCGAAAGATCAGTATTTTACAAATATATTTAAAAATTGGATACCGTTCCACAATCCAGTATCCGTAAACCACAGAATTGTGGAAAATTCTAAATTGGCAAAACAAGATTGGAAATCTATTTTGGAAACTATTCAAAATCCTGTTTTACTAATAGGGTACTTTCAGAGATACGAGTACGTAGATCTCGTACGAGAACAGTTCATTGCAAGGCTGTCCTTTAATCAATCAATTTTGCAAAAGTATCCCGATATACAGAACTCGTTCTTTATTCATATTCGTGGAGGTGACTACTTAAATAAATCCCTTCATAATGTCTGTACCAAACAGTATTATCAAACATGTTTGGAGCTCTGTAAAGATGAAAAATTTGTTGTCTTCACAAATGATATTCCGTATGCAAATGAGCTCCTGGAAAAAAAACAGTTTGAAATTATCCAAGAATCCGAAGTAGATACTTTGTTTCTGATGTCAAAATGTAAAGGATGTATTTGTGCTAATTCTTCGTTTTCCTGGTGGGGCGCTTATCTTAATCCAAATCGCCTGATATATTTTCCTTCTAAGTGGTTTGGAGATTCTTCAATGGATACTTCGGGATATTATTTTAAAGGATCTATCGTAATAAACATATAATATGTTTGAATTCGTAGAAAAGGTTGTGTATATTAATTTGGAACATCGTACAGATCGGAAGGCGCAGATTGAGGATGTTCTAAAAGATATCCCGTCTGAAAAGGTTATTCGATTCAACGCCATCAAGGAATCACATGGTGGGATTGGATGTACTAAAAGCCATATAGCCGTTTTAAAAATGGCTCAAAAAGAAGGATGGAAAAATGTAATGATAGTTGAAGATGATGCTACGTGGAATAAATTTGAAGAAGGATATCCCATACTACAAAAGCTATCCGAACAGCCATTTGACGTGATAACTCTTGGAATTGCTTTTGCAGAATTTAATAAGGACACATATAAACTTTCCAGTGGACAAACTACTACTGCGTACATTGTGAATCAATCATATTACGATAGACTTTTAGCAAACTATGAAGAGGGTCTATCTGGGTTCCAAGAAACAGGGTGGTATCATCAATACGCCCTGGACCAATTCTGGAAACGTCTTCAGGTTCGCGATAATTGGTACTGCGTTGCCCCATCTCTACTTGTACAGCGTCCGGGGTATTCCGATATAGAGAAAAGGACTGTAAACTATACAAAACACTTCAAATGACCTTTCACGTTTTGATTGCAACGATTGGACGGCCGACTCTACAGCGCATGTTGGACTCGTTGTCTCCTCAACTCGACGAATCTGATTGTCTGACGATTGTTTATGATGGGAAGTCCGAATTACCTTCCTTTAACCTATCTGCTTTAAAGTGTAAGGTTAACCAACACATTGAGCCAGTTGCTCTTGGTTCGTGGGGACACGCTATTCGCAATAAGTACGCGCCACTCATTGAGAAACGTGATTTTGTAATGCATGCAGATGATGATGATATTTATCTACCGGGAGTGTTCGCGGAACTTCGCAGACAGTGTGTAGATACACAGACGTTATATATTGCTAAAATGCACGTTAGAAAGATAGGCCGCATTATCCCCGAAGGAGACTTTATTAAAATTAATCATATCGGTACTCCCAATGGTATTATCCCTCACGAATTGAACTCTAAAAGTACATGGAAATATCAATATGGGGGAGATGGTCTATTCTACGAAGAACTTTCACGGTTCGCAAAAAATGTATCCTTTCTGTCAACAGTTATTTATCTAGTGTAAGTGTTTGAAAGTTATGTATTATTGTTATTCCTTCTGGTACATCATCTGAACATTTTTCAGAGTAAATCGGCATTCCTGCAAATCTCCATCTCTCACAACGAATCGGTTCATACACACTGTACTGTTCATTAAAATGTAAATTTAGAAGTGCCTTACATTTTCCAACTTGTTTGTCTCTTGCATCGTTCCATCCTTGAATATAACAAATTTTGAATCCTCTCTTGGACAGTATATTAATTAATCCAAATCGGTGGGAAGACGGGGATCCCAGTACAGCGAAATCAAACTCCTTTTCCTGGAATAGATACTCCTTTAACTTGTTTACCTCTTCTGGGCGTTCCAGATAGGGTAAATATGTTCCTTTTTTCGAAATCTTGATGTTCTCCATAGAGTAGTCATATACGTCAACTCCATCGATAGCATAATTCTGGTATTCTACGAACTTTGATGGAACACTTAATTGTTCTGTGTTTATAAAACTAATCTTACACTCCTTTGGCAGTATATTGAATGGGATTCTTCTGATACACACGTAATGTTTATTTTCAGTGAAAGAGGGTGTATTTTGGTCGTACAATATTAACGATGTATTAAGTTGTAATGAGCGTATATAGTCTTCGAAATACATAAACTCATCTTTGTTACACAGCAAGTAATCCATTGTGTTCTGTACTTTTTATCCTATAAATGATTTCACAAACATAGTTAATGGATATCCCAGTTCTAATCACGTACTCTAATCATGGATATATTGATTTTGCTGTTAACTTGATTCTGAATCTGGAATCTACACTAAAGAATCATAAACTCCATTTTTACTGTCTAGACAAGCAAACATACGACTTACTTTCCAATTACTCATACCCATTCTTGACCCTGGAACTTTTCGAGCAGAATATTAATTCTGGTTTTCAAGAGTATGGAACGAGATCGTATAATGCATTAACGCATACAAAGACAAGCATATTAAAACATGCGCTAAACAAATATCCTTTTATTCATTTTATCGATTGCGACGTGGTGTGTGTCAAAGAGCCGAACGCAGATTATTACGCGAAATACCGTGAGTACGACATTGTATTTCAATGTGACTCAACGTCTGAAAAGCCTATGTTTTCCCCCTGGCAATGTACTGGGAATATGAGTTTGAGGAAAACGGCCCGAACAATGGATCTCATAGAACGGATAGACATGTGTCAAAAACGGTATCCATTAAAAAACGACCAAAACTGTTTGGAACAAGTACTTGCTACTAACAGAGTGTACGACATCCGAGCGTTTCGTGGAGCTAAATTGTATACTTACCCGAGAAACGAATACTGCAACGGTTCATGGAAAGGTAATACCGCAGAGATATATTTCTTTCATGCTAATCATGTTTCAGGAAAAGAACCAAAAATACAATTGCTTAAGAAAATTAACAGGTGGTATACCTGACCTTCTTTTGTAGTAAGTATACAAGTATGCTTTCCGGTTATCTGTTAGAATATTTCGGGACACTACTGGTTTGCGCAACGCTTTTGCTGACTAACGCAAACCCATATATGGTTGGACTGTCTCATACAGCCGCCCTCCTGATCGGTGAAGGAAAGGTATTGGGGCATTTTAGTTTATTGAATGTTATCACTCAATACTTTATGAAGAGGATTTCTCTTCGGGAGTCGTTGAAGATTGCCGCGATTCAATTAGCGGCTGCTCTATCGGTAACTGTTCTATACATCCCCTTCGCAGAGTAGAACATAAAATTACAAAGTATACAGACCAGCAAAGTCCAAGAGACGCGCCGAGAATTATAATTGCTTCCATTCGAAAATGGATTTCCTTTTATACGAAGACATCGTTTAAAAAGAAATGACACTCAACATTTACACTGCTAATTTGGAACTTCGCAGAATGCTATTTGAACGAGTTGCGGCGTACAGACGTACAGATTCTGGTTTTGATATCCCTCTTATTGAGCGATATGTTCAACCAGATATTCCGCAGTACACCTTCAATTTCAACATTCAAGTTGCTGCTACAAACACACATGGAGACCCTGTCCCCTGTTTGTTATTGCCGCGTTCTTCTATTTCATCCACCCCGTTTCGCCTTGCGAATTCAATCGGATTGATTGATGCGGGCTACCGTGGAGAACTAAAAGCAAAGGTTGATGTTGTCGAACTCACTTCTAACTACCCAGACATTCCTATCATACACGGCTCTCGGTATTTCCAAATCTGTCAACACAATTTCCTCCCGTGGTCTGAAATCAATATCGTTCAATTTGAGAATGAATTGCCAGCAGCACAGGATGATCGTGGAGCAGGTGGATTTGGTTCTACCGGGCAGTAGCGGGTAGGAGTGTTAAAGATAGACCATCGTGTATTACTGCTCCCCAATACGCAGAATACCATGATGTTTTTAATCCAAAAATCATAATTAGAATCAAAACAATCGAACGAAGGAAGATATTGATAAGCGCATTGCTTGTTGGAAAGAATATAACGTCCATTTGGAGTAGTCGGAAGACAATTCTTTCGGACTTGGTCGCCCACCCCTTGAGTAAAAACTCTGCTATTAATTTTTCTTGTAGAGTATTATAACAACGAAATGGGTGGTGGTTTAATGCAGCTCGTGAGCTACGGTGCGCAGGATATCTACATTTCCGGCAATCCCCAGATTACGTTCTGGAAGATTCTTTACAAGCGCCACACCAACTTCGCGATGGAGTCCATTGAGGTGACCTTTAACGGTCAGGCGGACTTCAACAAGCGCGTGACGGCTGTTATCAATCGTAACGCGGACCTGATGTACAAGACGTACGTACAGGTGGTACTTCCCCAGGTGGACCTTGCTAACACTACGCAGTCTTTCCGCTGGGTGAACTACATCGGTCACCGTCTGATCAAGCAGGTGGAGGTAGAGATCGGTGGTCAGCGCATCGACCGCCAGTATGGTGACTGGATGCAGATCTGGACCCAGCTCTCCACGGAGGCTGGCTCCACCCGTGCGCTTGACTCCCTGATCGGCAACACGCACGACCTGGTGCTCCTCAAGAAGCCTGGCGGTGCTGCCCTGGATGCGACGTGCTCTGCGAGTGAGACGACGCTCTCCTGCGTGGCCCGTGCGGGCTGCCCGGCCAAGACGCTGTATGTGCCTCTCCAGTTCTGGTTCTGCCGCAACCCTGGTGTGGCGATCCCTCTGATTGCGCTCCAGTACCACGAGGTCCGCATCAACGTGGACTTCGAGACGTGGGAGAACTGTACGTACGGTGAGTCTTCCCCCGGTCAGCCTGCTCGCCCTGCCGCGCTCTCCCTGGCCGCTGCGTCCCTGTACATCGACTACGTGTACCTCGACACGGAGGAGCGCCGCCGCTTCGCCCAGCAGAGCCACGAGTACCTCATCGAGCAGGTACAGTACACTGGTGCGGAGTCCATCACGTCTTCCTCCAACAAGATCCAGCTCAACTTTAACCACCCCGTGAAGGAGCTCCAGTGGGTGGTGCAGCGCGATTCCTTCGTGGACTGCTCTTACCAGGGCTGGATTGCCGCTGTAGGTGGCCAGCAGCCTTTTAACTACTCCGATGACTTCTCTACGGAGGGTATCATCATGTCTCTCTTGACCCAGGGCACATCTTCTACCACGCCCAGCGACACCCAGCCCCTCGGTGGCGCCGGTACGTCCATGATCCAGCCCGGTGTTGATGGTGCAATCAATGGTGCCGCTGGTACTGCGGGCCAGGCCGAGGAGTTCGATAACGGCGTGAACTACCTCCTCGCGAAGGTGATCCTCGACTCTGGTGTGCGCTGCGAGGGCAAGAACCCTGTAGAGGTGGCCAAGCTCCAGCTCAACGGCCAGGACCGCTTCACGGAGCGTGAGGGTTCTTACTTCGACCGCGTGCAGCCCTACCAGCACCACTGCCGCACGCCCTCCACGGGTATCAACGCGTACTCCTTTGCGCTGCGCCCTGAGGAGCACCAGCCTTCCGGCACGTGCAACTTCTCCCGCATTGACAAGGCGACCCTCCAGCTCACGGTGTCCCTGAACACGGTGGTGGGTCAGCGCACTGCCCAGGTGCGCGTGTATGCGCTGAACTACAACGTGCTCCGCGTGATGTCCGGCATGGGTGGCTTGGCGTACAGCAACTAAAGATACAAGAAGTATTACACTCAAATTCAAAAATACAATTGTGTGATGATACCATCACTGAATTGTATTTAGTCAGTTCCATCGTCATCTCTTTCTCTGAAAAACATTCGCATTTTATTGTTTAGCGATTCTTCTGTCAATTCGTATGCACCACTGCTATTTATAGCAGATACATCTTCAATGTTTTTTACTCGCTTAAAGTATTCGTATCGTGAAACATACTGACGTTTCTTCATGGATCCGTGATATAGATGGTATATGTCTACTGGAAGATGCGCAAGTTTAAATCCCGTCATGTTTTTAGCCCATTCTGTAGCAGAGCTTGTATATATATCGGTACCTTCGATGGATTTTCCATACGGAATTCCAAATAACGTATATGAAAATATAGTGTCGCCCGAACCTATAATTCCTAAGTCGTAATATCCTACCTTATTATACCAAGCTCGGTTGAATGCCCATCCAAAACCAGGATGATATGACTTACCGTTTCTAGGAGTCCAGAAACTATCGCCTTTCACATGAAGAACACATGTGTCTGCCTCCTTTTCTATATGTTGATATGTTACATCTAACCACTTTGCTGTCCTGAAACACTGTACAATATCGTTTGAATCTAGAATTTTAGAAAGTTGGCTATACCATGTATTATCATCAAAAATGATATCCAAATCAAGACTCAGCAGTTTGGTGTATTTTTTGGGAACTTTCGTTTCAAGCAATCGCACAAGATGTTCTTTCTGGAATAGATAACTCGATGATGATACATGAAAAGCATCCTTTATTCTGGGGGTTTTACCGGTTAAAACCAATTCCATCGTAAAGTACGGAATTTTTGCTACCTTCATTTTTTCAACCGTGTACAGATAATTCATTAATATTCGAGTTGATCCCACGTAGTCAAAGAAAACAAAAAGTACAGCCATATCATCAGTTTTTGGAACCTGGTAATGTAACGAATGAACCATGTTTGGATTTAACTTTTCAATTTCTGGAAGAACTTCGTTTCCATATGAGATCATTCTTGGTTTAATTTCAGAGGCAACCTGTCTTGGTATCCATATTTCAGGTAAGAAGTTGGAGCTTAATTTATGAACTGTTCCTTTGGGTGGTGTAGATGGATCTACTGATTCATTATTTAACACCCCTTCAGGTAAAAATTTTACATTTATTTTAGGAGTAGGGCTTCTCGTAATTACTTCTTCTGTGCGTTTCGCGCGTGGGATCAGAGCTTCAGGTAAAAACTTTGAACTTAATCTAGGTGTAGGAGTTTTCGATCGTTCAGTTTCAACCAATGAATTCCTGCGCGGCATCAAAGCTTCAGGTAAAAACTTTGGACTTAACTTAGGAATTGGTGCAAATTTCTCTTGAGTGATCCTCGAGTTTCTGCGCGGTATTGGAACTTCCGGTAAAAACTTTGAACTTAATCTGGGTGTAGGAGTTTTTGATCGTTCAGTTTCAACTCTCGAGTTTCTGCGAGGTATTGGAACTTCCGGTAAAAACTTTGAACTTAACTTAGGGGCTTGGATTTTTTTAACAGGAGGGGGCTGTTTCTTTGTCTTTACCTGTTTCAATGTTTCCACTATATCTACCACAGTTTCGATTGGTTTTGTTACTATTTTACCAGAAAGAAGACTGGCGAGTATATCCATGTTATTTTATTACCTATACTTTATTTACTGTCGTCGCTTCTCATTAAGAAATATCGATACGTTTGCTTGTTTAGATCAACGTCAGACAACGAATATACGCCGAATTCATTTCTACGTATGATTTCCTCTATATTAGGAACATTCTTGAAAATTTCATTTCTGTCCAAATACTGTCGTTTATCTGTTGTTCCGTGAAACAGATGGTAAACATCAGTTCGAATGTATGATACCTTTGGAGTTTGTATGGTTTTTCTCCAGACATTTATAGACCTTTTGTAAAATCGACATGTTTTGATATTAGGGTATTCTTTTCCAAATAGCGCATATGCAAATATGCCATCGCCAGATCCTATAATTGCCATGTCGTAGAACCCGGATTGATTATACCACTGTCTTTTGAAAGCCCATCCAAACCCACAGTGATATCTTCTATTATTATTATCGAATTGCCACGGGAAGATCTCTTTGTTTGGAGACATAACATATGTATACGCATCATGTTCTATCTTCTTATACGTGATGTCTAGCCAGTACGCTCTTTCGAAGCAATGTACAACATCATTTGTATCGAGTAAATTCGACAATTCCGCATACCAAGTTGGTTTGGAAAATATAATATCAGAATCCAAGCACAATAGTTTCTTGAAATGTTTTGGAATCTTTTTTTCTAGAACTCGGAATAGATTCTCTTTCTGGAATAGATAACTTGTACTATAAACGTGCTCTGCTTCTGCAATATCTGGTTGTTTACCCTTGATTACAAGTTCAATGGTAAAAATTGGTATATTTGCTAATCTCATTTTTTCAACGGTATATAGGTAGTTCATAAGGATTCGCGATGAATTTGTATAGTTGAAATAGCAGAACATTACGGCCACATCCTTTTTTATCGGTTCATTGTATGTTATATCTGCTACCAAACTGCCCATCTTACTTAATGGCAATGTAAAAAATGTGTATATATTCTATGTGTTTTAATCAAATACCATCCAATGAAAGTCGTCGTCGTAACCCCTGCTGGAAGAAGACGATATTTAGAAATATTGTTTGCATATATCCTAAAACTAAGACCTAGCATAGATGAATATCATTTGTGGGTCAACACAAACAACGAAGAAGATATAGAGTATATGCGAGCCTTTCAATCAGAACACCCCGATTTCGTAAAATTGAAATACCTCCCCCTGAATATCAAATCAAATGGTAATAAAACGATAAACTACTTCTTTAAAGAGTGTACTGACGTTGATACCGTTTACGTTCGATTTGACGATGACATTGTATTCGTCGACGATATCACACAGTTTAATAAATTTATAGAATTTCGTAAACAAAACCCCAAGTATTTCCTGGTGTATGCCAATATCGTAAACAATGCTATATGTACATACTTACATCAGCGCAATGGTAGATTAACTGATACTAGTTATGTAGCCGGGTATGAGTGTATGGATAGAGTTGGTTGGGCGAGCGGAGAAGTGGCCCACAAAATTCACAAGGAAGTGTTGCATGAGTCTAACTTCGAGAAATTTCGCATGGGAAATTGGATTTTACTCAACAATGAGCGCGTTAGTATCAATGTCGTTTCCTGGCTTGGACGCGAGTTCAAAAAGTTTAATGGAATTGTATTAGATGACGAAGAGGACTATATTTCATCAATAAAACCAAAGGAGCTCAACAAGCATAATATAATCTATGGTGATTTTGTATGTGTTCACTATGCATTTTGTGTACAACGCGAAATCATAGATGCCGACGAAACAATTCTGGCGACATATCGGTCACTTATAATTTAGTTGTTTTTAACAAATGATACGACTGCCAAAACATTCAATACCGACTAAAATAATTACTCCCCAACCCCAGGATATTCAAGAACCACATTATCCTCAAGATAGACAGACTCGAGATCCCGGACCAAAAGACTTATATGTCGTGATAACATCTATTCGCGCATATAAAACTGCCCTAGAACGACTGGTGGACTCTTTTCCTCCCGAATTCAAGACAAAGTATATAGTTGTGTTTCAGAAAGAAGAAGAAACTGATTTCAAGGTCTTTGAGGATGGCCATATAGAAGTATCACTTACCACAAACATATACGAATACGCTGCTTGGATAGGTGTGTCTCTTCTTCAACGAACTGGAACTGTTCCTGAGCATTCTTGGTTTCTTTTCGTACACGATACTTCTGAATTTTTTGTACACAGTGGTATACTCGTAAATAATATAATTGACCAATATCACAATAGTTTAGCAGATATTGTTTGGTTGTCCACCACTGGTCAGTGTAATATTTGTTTGGTACGAAGACATGCTATAAAACACGGTGGTTCCGTTTATAAAGATATAGATGCGATGTCGAAGCGAGACGCAATAGAATATGAATGGGGTCACAACGCAAATCCCAATCATAACAAAAAGCGCTGCCCTAAATGTCTTGATACCAACCAGAGGTTCGTTCAGACCAACACAATCATTCTTGGTAGAAAAAAAATATACGGACCAGTTGTTCGTGAAGTGTTGTATTTCCCAAGCATTCAGTTTGTAAAATATTTAGTTCCAGACGTTGTTGACACTAAAGATCACCCTCATCAGCCTTAACAAATTTTACATGCTTTTAACAAATGCCGTCTAAAACGTTAAAACGCGGAACTCGCCGCATGGTATACAACGGAAGCGCAGAGATGACAGCGGGGGGCCTTCGTAAGGAACATCTACTCAAGAACAAACATGGACGCATTGTGTCAGCCAAGAAGCATCACACTATGCGTAAGAAAACGGAAATATAATGTTTAGACAAACAGGTTTCAAGAAAATGACCTCTATCGGAGATTTCAGTTTTATGGGAGACCGGGCAGACATGTTGTCTGACGCGTTTACTGCTTTAACAATTACAAATAACTGGTCCAACCTGCGAACGTATACCACCAAGAGTTTCATGTTCGAAGATCCACCAGAGTGGCTCAAAGACACATATGCTAAATTCAAGTATGAGGGACACAGTGGTGCCTCTCATGCGTTGACTATGAGACACATGGAGTATATAGCAAAGAATGGTTGGGAAAATTATACGAAACGCATGAGTGAGTGAGTTTAAACGCACACATAGAAGAATGATAAAATGGTGTACACTGTTGAAGCAAAAACTGTTCAAACTGGAGCAGTTCGTACCCTCATAGAGGCTCTCCGTTCTATTTTGGTGGAGATGTCCTTGCTTTTTGACAAAGATGGAATTCGCATGGTAGCAATGGATAATACTCGTACCGTGCTCGTTCATCTGCGCCTTCACTCTGATAAGTTTGAGAAATATACGTATAACCACACGAATCCCAAATTTGTTATTGGAGTGAACACAGATCATCTGTACCGTATAGTTCGTACTGCTACGAATGACGATACTCTATCTTTTTACGTTGACAAGGAGGATCCAAATTCTCTTGGCATTCTGATGGAGAACGGAGAGAAGAAGCAGGTTCACAAGTATAAGTTGAATCTGTTGGACCGAGATGAGCCGGACCTTCAGTTGCCTGACACAGAATTCAGTACGCGTATTACCATGCCTTCGCTCGACTTTCAGAAGATTTGTCGTGACATGACATTGCTTTCCGCAAAAACAGTGGAAATCACAAACATTGGTTCTTCATTGACCTTCAATTGTAAGGGTCATTTTGCGTCTCGTATGACAGTTATGGGGGACGGAGAAGCAGAGTTCAATATCCACAAGAAGAGTTCTGAGGAGATTGTCAGTGGTCAGTTTTCATTGCCCCATTTGGTATTGTTTACAAAGTGTACAAATCTGTGTAATAATCTGGAGATTCACATGAAGAATGGCTGGTTTTTGATGATCAGATATGTCGTAGCTAACTTAGGAGAGATAAAGCTCTGTCTAATGCCATGTACAGCATAAACCCTACTCCGAACTCTAATGTGTCAATTCCAGAATTGTCATCGTATTTTAGGATATATTGATATGCTAAAAATCCTGGAATAATGATAAGGATCCTGTAGCTCAGTATACCCAGTACAAAATGCCAGAACGAATTCCAACCATCTGTAAACAAAGGTCTCATTTATAAATGCGTTCATACAAAAATGCTAATAAGTATCCTAAACCGACTTCTCCAAGTTTCATAGCAGTGTGTTCTATCGTGTTTCCAGATTTGATCTCGCCCTGAAAGAGAAAGAACCTGAAGTTAAACATGTATTGAAAAGCCTGGTATCCTATCGTACTATACAGTACCGCAGGATAGTAGTATCCGATAATTCCCAGCATAAGGTGGGTAACAAAATATATAGGAGGTCGTTGGAACACCATTAATCTTTCCACTGAAAATAAGCTTTCAGAAAATGAGTAAGAACACATGCCTGGACTAACGAAGGAATTTGTTGAGTCATATCTTCATATTCCGGATCGGAGTTAGTTCCAAATAGATGATCCATAAAATCTGGATAGAAGTTTACATTTTCCATTATATGATGATTTCTATGCTTTTCTGACGGAAGGAATGAGTAGTTCAAGATATGGTTTATTCCAAATGCCAAGGCCACAAATACGATGATGCTAGTAGGAATATAGCGAACTCCTATATATGTTTGAATGAGATAAGGCAATCCCCCTGCAAATAATACTTCGAATATAAAGTCGATTATTAATTCTGTATTTCTAGATATTGGGACTGTATGATCATGGTGAAAACATTTATGAAGATTGTACGGAAACCAATGTAGACTTATATGAAATAAATAGTACCAAAATGAGAATACTACTACTGATAAAAGCACGGTCAGAAAACTTCTTCCTGGATATACCAAAAGGAACCCAAATAAGAGCATGACTGTGCCATAGGCAGAATACATTATGTTAATTTAAGTCAATTTAAATTCTGACAAAAAACAAGCATGAATATTCCAGTAACTCTGTTATCTGTTATATGCATTTGTTACTATATTATGCTCTACGTGTACACGTGGTTTGGAATGAATTTCTTTGTTACTGCTGTTATTTGCGTAGGATTCATTACGAACTTTAGTTTGTGCAGTGTAATAGTTATTTTGTACTATCTGACGCCAAAGGAAGTAATCGATTCTTGGTTGCGGACGATAACGAGATCATGTCGTTCGATGTTTAGTGAAACGGTAGGAAAAATAGAAGATAATATACGCAAGACATTTCAGATTAAGGTTTTATATCCGATCCCAAAAAAGTCGATACGAATCTGGAATCCTCACGCTATTTCTGCAGTGGCTGTCGGCATACACAACGGGTTTCGTATTACTGATGAAGCACTGACTCCCTCAAAGATAGTAACACACCATGCGGTTCAGTATTATCCTGTATTCAGTGATCTGTTGAGACAGATTCATTGTATATTTTCACACTTCCACGAGATTAAAGATGCGCTAAAGACAGATTCGATTACAATTGTACTGGGGGGAGTCGATGAGATGAGACGGCTAAAAGATAAAGAAATTCAGCTGGTTATCAAGAAGCGTAAGGGTATATTTAGGATTGCGTTAGAGACAGGAACTCCGATCGTGCCAGTTCTGACATATGGAGAGATTGAATTATTTCCAGAATCGGATGACGACTTTTTGATACAGATCAATAGTTTGCTCTACGAGAACTTCCGGATCAGGCTACCTTTCCCAAGTGTTAAGTCGGTGATGAACTGGGCAACTTTAATGACGAAACCGTTGGAACCAATTCGTACATATACAGGACGACCAATATATGTAAAAAAGATAGAGGAACCAACTGATACTCATATTAAATTTTTGAGAAAGCTGTACATTCGGCGGATCAAAGAGTTATTCAATGAAACTAATTCCGGCGAGTTTTCTTTGAAGATCGTTTAGATTTACGATACGTCCTTCTTCCACCACGAGAAGTAACAGTATTCAACACAGCGCTTGCATCGGTTTTAGTATATACATCAAGGACACTTCCTCTGCTTACCCAAGGTTCATATTGATACTTGGTACAATCGCTAAAAATATTAGCAACAAATGTCTTGTTAACGTCTGAACCTGTTTGTGCTTCTCTGGTTCCAACGAGAGCCGTCTTTGCCGGGTTACCCATACCAGGTAAACGCTGCGATCCCCAAAAGAACATACCAAAATATTCCATATGTGGCCAAGTTGTCCAGCTAGATCCCTTTACGCGATAGTATGTTGCTCCACCCGTCATTTGAGTTTCCTGTTTTACTTCGATTGCTTTCTCTCCAATAACCCTTTCAACCTCTGCTTTTAACGCAGCAGACTTATCATTTCCGCCGGGAACTAAACTTCTATCCCACAGATCGTATGGTTCTGGAAATGGCCACGTAGCAGGATTACGCTTATTCTTTCCGTCAACTGTAACACCATTCTGCTGGCGAAG